GACCCGTGGCGTAAGAAGGTCTCCACCGGCGCCGCGCGGATCGCGCATGCCCTCGGCGGGTTCCTGCGCTCGTGTTGCGGCAACCATCCGCAATTGGTGCTGGCCGCGACGTTTCTGGTGTGTCTGATGGTCTTCGCCCCGAGCGCCATTCACGCCGGCGGCGTGACGATGCTCGTCGCCGGACATCTGAACATCGATCAACTCGAGCGCGACCTGACGGCGAAGAAAGAAGCGGCCGCGGCCACCCTTGCGAAGCATGCGGCCGCCGCGCAGGCACACGTCGAGAAGGACAAGGACGGTAAGAATATCGCGACCGGCCGCGTGATGACGCCCGAGGAAAAGAAGGAAATCCAGGGCCTCATTGACGAGGGCACCGCGATCAAAGCGCGTATCGAAGCCGCGAAGGGTGACGCGAACCTGACCGAAGAGATCGAGCGGCTGACCGCCGGGATGACCGTGAAGACCGCGACGCCGGAGCAAACGCGGCAGGTCACCAAGTCGCTCGGCCAGCAGTGGGCCGATTCAGATGCGGGGCAGTTCTTCCTCAAGAAGCGGCACCAGGGCTCACGTAGTTGGTCGTCGCCAGTGGCGGAGCTGGACATGCGCGCTGCGACATTGACCACTGACGCCGCTTCCGGTGGTGACCTCATCGTGTCGGACTTCAGACCCACGATCCAGCCCTTGCTGTTCAAGAAACTGACGGTCCGGGACCTGCTCGCGTCAGGCACGACGGACAGCAACTCGATCACCTACATGAAGGAAACGACCTTCACCAACGCGGCGGCAACGGTCGCCGAGGGTGCCGCGAAGCCCGAATCGACGCTCATCTTCGACCAGGTGGTTGACCTCGTGCAGAAGATCGCGCACTGGCTGCCGGTGACCGAGGAAATGCTCGAGGACGTGCGGCAGATTCGCTCGTATATCGACGCGCGGCTGCGGCTCGGCGTGGAACTGACCGAAGAGGATCAGCTCCTCAACGGCGACGGCACGCCACCGAACATCAGCGGCATCCTCGACCGGGTCGGCCTGACCGCGGCGCAGGCGCGCGGCGCTGACACCAACGTCGACGCGATCTTCAAGGAGATGATGAAGATCTTCAACGCGTCGTTCGTGATGCCCGATGCGCACGTGATCAACCCGGCCAACTGGCAGACGATCCAGCTGTCGAAGGACGCCAACGGCCAGTACTACGGCAGCGGCCCGTTCACCGGCCCGCAGGCGCCGACGCTGTGGGGTCTCCCGGTTGACGTCACGCCCTCGATCGTCGCGAACACGGCGCTGACCGGCGCGTTCAAGTCCGCCGCGCAGATCTTCGACAAAGGCGGCCTGCGCGTCGAGGCGAGCAACAGCCACAGCGATTTCTTCATCAAGAACCTCGTCGCGATCCGCGCGGAACGCCGGCTGGCGCTCGCGGTCTATCGGCCGGCCGCGTTCGGCACGACGACCGGTCTCAACTAACGGCAGTAACAGGGGCGGGCGCTACATCTGGGTAGCGCCCACCTTTAAGGAGTGCAGCGATGGGACAGCCTCGATACGACGCGGCCCGCAACATGATGGTCCGCGGAGACACAGACGCCGACGTTGCGTATGCCGCGAACGGCGCGATCACCATCGCCGATGGCGTGCACGCGATTACGAAGGGGAGCGCCGCCGCGATGACACTGGCGCCGCCTACCGCCAGCGACGAGGGCATCCGGCTCACCATCGTGTCTCGAACCGCGTTCGCCCACACCGTGACGCTCACCGAGGGCCTCGGTGGCAAGGGCGCGTCGTTCGACGTGATGACCTTCGCGGCCGTCGGCGATTGCATCCAGCTGCTCGCAGACAACCTGCACTGGGTGCCGCTCGGCGCGCCGTACGGCGTCGTCATCTCGTAAACCAGCGTCGTCAATCGGCTCCGGCAACCCCGCAACCAGGAGGAACGAAACGTGACCGACGAGAAAAACCGACACACCGACGAGAACCCGGGCCCCGGTCCGGAACCAGGCGAGTCGAACGCGCGCGCCGTGCGCAACCCCGACCAGCCCGTTGAACGGGACCCGAGTCATCCTGGCCATCCGAACCATGACGCGCGGGCGACTGGCAAACAGTCCACACCGGCCACCGGCGCCGGCGCCGGCGCCGAACACGTCAAACCGCCGCGCGAGAAGTAGACGCCCCATGATTGCCTTCCGGCCGAAACCTGGCACCTGTCCGATCTGTGGCGCGGCGCACACCGCGTGCACGGCGAGCCGGGGTCCGGTCACGGCCGTTCAACTGCCGGCGCGGGACGCGGCCTCGAGCGAGGTCGCCCCCCCCGCGCTGGTGGAAGAAATCCCCGCGCCGTCAATCGTCGCGGAGGTCGTGCAAAAACAGCTACCGGCCGGGCGGTTCACGTCCGGCACCTACCGCGGGAAGAAGTCGGCGCGCTGATGGGCGTCTTCATTCAGGCGCCGTTTTGGGCTCCATCGGGCCGGCGCCAGGTCTCCCCGCACGCCATCTCCGTGCTCGTGACGCCGCCTACGATCGAGCCGTTGACGCTCACCCAAGGAAAATTGCGTGCCGGACTCGACTGGCTGGTTGGCGATCCTCGTGACGACCTGATGACCGGGTTCATCGCCGCCGCCCGCAGCAAGGTCGAGCAGGACACCGGGCTCGCCCTGCTGACGCAGACGCGCGACGTGTACTTCGACCGCTGGCCGTACGGCACCGTGCCGCTCGAGCTCCCCGCGCAGTCGACGCCGCTGCAATCGGTGACGTCAGTCAAATCGACCGATACCGCCGGCGCGGTCAACACTCTCGACCCCTCGACCTATCTGGTCGACGTCGCCAGCGGGCGGATCGGCTTGTCGGCGTCTGGCGTCTGGCCGACGGATTTGCGGCCCTTTCAGCCGATCGTGATTCGGATCGTCGCCGGGTGGACGTCGGTCGCGCTGATGCCGCCGCTGCTGGTCCATGCCGTCGGGCTCTTGACGGCGCACTACGCCACTCTCGGACGCGACCTGGCGAGCCTCAACACGATCAGCGAAGTGCCGCAGGGCTACGAGGACGCGGTCGCGCCCTACCGCCTGGTGACCCTCGCATGATTGGACTGACCCGCGCGTCAGTCGCGTCGCGGCCGCACCGCGTCACCTTCCAGAACCCTGGCCCGGGCATTCCCGATGGGGATGGCGGCTTTACGCTGACATGGACGGATTTGGTGCCGGCGGCGATGTCCGTCGAAATCAAACCGGCGACGGCTGTCGACCTGGAGCGTGTCGCCGCGGGAACGGTCCTCTCGACGGCGTCGCACGTGATTACCGGTCCGTATCACCCGCAGGTCACCACAAAAACGCGCGTCCTGTTCAACGGTCGGGAATTCCACGTCACCGGCGTCGCCAATCCGGACGAGCGGAACGCCGAGATGGTCCTCGTCTGCGTCGAGATCGTGGAATGAGTAACAACCGGTTCGTCTGGGACGGCCTCGAGGAGCTCCGTCAGGAGCTGCGGAACCTGCCCCCGGAGCTGCAGGCCGAAGGCGGCGAGATCATCGTGGACAGCGCCGAATCGGCGGCCGACGAGATCCGCGAGGCGTACCCCGTGCGCACGGGCAACCTCAAGGCGCGCGTGCGCGTCAAGAAAACCGCGAATTCAGTCTCGACGACCGTGGTCGTGTCGAACACCGCGAAGCACGCCTACATCTTCGAAAACGGCACAGAGGCGCGGCATACCGATCTCGGTGCGAATCGGGGATCGATGCCGCCCGGCCACGTGTTCATTCCCGCCGTCATGAAGCATCGCCGCCGGATGTACGACCGCCTCAAGGACTTGATCGCTCGCAAGGGCCTCGAGGTCTCAGGAGAACCATGAGCGAACCGACCGACACCCCTGTCGTCAGAACCGGCGTCATCGCGATCAAGGCGCGTCCTGAGCCGGGCGAGGGTCGCTGGGCGCCTGGAATCATGCCGGCGCTCGCCGAACGACCGACCACGATCGTCGAGATGCCTCGCGTCTCGGCGCTCGGCCACGACGCGATCCGCGCTGGCCTGGTCGCCGCGCTGGCGCAGGCTGACATCGGCGACGCCATCGGGGCGGCGCTCGGGTTTCTGCTTCATTGCGTCGACCAGCACCCGCACGTGCTGCGCACGACGTTGAGCGCCGAGGTATCGCGGGGCGCTGTCAGCTGTCGAATTATCGACGTGCTCAATAAAGGAGTTCGGTGATGAGTAAGGGGAACACGTGGGAAAACGATTTGTTGAAATTGCTGTTCAATGCGACGGCGATTGCCAACATCGCGGACAACGCCGCCTCGTCACCGCTGACAAACCTCCAGGTGAGCGGGCACACGGCCGACCCTGGCGAAGCGGGCGACCAGACGACGACAGAGTCGGCGTACACCAGCTACGCGCGCGTCGCGGTCGCTCGGACCACCGGCGGCTGGACGGTGACCGCGAACTCGGTGTCGCCGGTCGCGGCGATCAACTTCCCGGCTGGCACCGGAGGGTCGGGCACGATGACGCATTTCGGCGTCGGCACAGCGTCGAGCGGCGCCGGCAAGCTGCTTTACAGCGGAGCCGTGACGCCTTCAATCGTGACTGGTAACGGAGTCACCCCACAACTGACAACTGCCTCGGCCATCACGGAAGACTAGGCGCGAATGTCAGAGACAGAACAGATCGTCGCGATGTATGCGTCGGGGTTGTCCCTACAGGCG